GCAGGAGGAGGCTCAGATACTCTCGGAAGTGATTCTACTTTTTCATCTATAACATCAGAAGGAGGTGGTGATGGAGGATATTTAGATCAAAATGGTGCTGCAGGTGGTTCTGGTGGTGGTTCAAGTAGAGGTTGTACTTCTGCTGGAGCAGGAAATACACCCCCAGTAAGTCCATCTCAAGGAAATGCAGGTGGAACTGGAAATGGTTCTCCTGGTTATGGAGATGCTGGTGGTGGAGGAGGAGCAGGTGCAGTGGGTGGAAATGCAACTCCCGCTTTTCAACCTAGCGGAACGGCAGGAGCAGGTGGAGCAGGTGCTCCCAATACAATTACAGGTTCAGACGTATCTTACGCTGGTGGAGGTGGAGGTGGAGGACAAAGTAATTCTTATCCAAATGCAGGAGGAGCAGGTGGTCCAGGAGGTGGAGGAGCAGGTGGAGATGCCGGTGGTGGAAATGGTAATAATGCTACAGCTAACACAGGCGGTGGTGGAGGTGGTGGAGCATATCCTCCTAACACAAGTGGTGGCTCTGGAGGTTCAGGTAAAGTTGTATTAAAAGAACAAGCAGCAAATATTATAGTAGCACCAGGAGTTTGGTCAATAAATGATATTTACGATAATGTTAAAGCTGGAACATGGACAAACGCTGGTGGATAACATATAAATAGTAGAGTAATAACAACAATAAAATAGGAAAATAAACAATGGCACATTTTGCAGAGTTAGAATCAAAGACAGACCCGACAGGTTTTACTTCTGATACACATTTAGTTGTAAAGAGAGTAGTAGTTGTCGCAAATGATGTAGTTCCTTCAGATGAACACGCCGATGGTGAAACATGGTGTGTGAATTTCTTTGGTGGCGGAACATGGAAACAAACATCTTACAATAACAATTTCAGAAAGATGTATGCAGGTATAGATATGACCTATAACGCATCCAAAAACAAATTTTTAGGCGTACAACCTCATGCTTCGTGGGCATTAAATGATGATGATGATTGGAAAGCACCAATCACTTATCCATCAGTAATTGATGATGGTGAAGATACACCTTCATGGACTTACATTATTTCATGGAACGAAACAAAATACGATGCTGACAACAATACAGGTTGGGAAGCAACTAAATCAAATGATGACGCAGAAACTAAAACTGTATATAATTGGAATGGCTCAGCTTGGGCATAGGAAACTTAAATGGCTAGAACCAATGGCGGTATCACAGGTGTAGCAAATAAAACTTCTTTTGGGAAGTGTAAAGTTACTTCAATTACATCAACTGGAAATCACACAACACAACCCGGATCTAAACTTGCAGAATCAATAATTGTTGCTGGGGGTGGAGCTGGCGGACCAGGAGCTACAGGCGGTAGAGGTGGCGGCGGTGGTGGCGGCGGTGGACTTATTACAAAATCAGTTTTTTCAGTTTGTGGAAATACAGCTTACCCTGTAACGATTGGTGCAGGCGGAGGAGAAAATTCAAGTGGAAATAATTCAGTAGGTTTTGGTTCAACAGCTGTAGCTGGTGGAAAAGGTGCTGGATCTCCAGTTACAGGATCTAATGGTGGATCTGGCGGTGGAGGAACTTTTCCAGGAGGAGCTGGTGGTACTGGAACTTCTTGTCAAGGAAATGCTGGAGGTGTTGCTGGCACATCTTCTCCTAACAATGTAGGAGGTGGAGGTGGAGGTGCTGGTGGAGCAGGTGCTCCAGGAGCTGTACCATCTAGTCCAGCTAGAGGTAAAGGTGGTGCTGGTGGACCAAGTACAATTACAGGTGCGTGTGTAAAATATGCTGGTGGTGGAGGTAATGGAATTGCAGGTGGTGATTTAGGTACAGCTTGTTGTGGTGGTGGAGGCGGTGGAGGTTATCCGGGTGCAGGAGCCTATGCTGGTTGTGCAAACACTGGTGGTGGTGGCGGCGGATCTGGTAGATGTGGTGCTGGTGGTAGTGGTGGTTCAGGTGTAGTTATCGTAAAAGAATTAAGCAAAGCAAGTGGTGTGTGGAATTTAAGAAGTCAATTTGCAGCCGTAAAATCAGGAACATGGCCTGATGGAAGTTTAGCCTTAAATGCAGATTTAGATTATTTAATAGTTGCTGGTGGTGCCTCTGGTGGTGGAGTAGCTGCTGGTGGTGGAGGTGGTGCAGGTGGTTATAGAACCACTGGTTACGGACCGAGTCCATTAAGAGGAACATCATTAGGATCTGAAACAACAGGAACATATACAATTACAGTTGGTGCTGGTGGAGCAGCGGTAGGTGGAAGTGGCAATTCAGGAACAGCTTCATCAATAGCATTATCATCAACAATAACATCTGCTGGTGGTGGTGGCGGTGGTAGAGGATGTGGCAGCGGAGCTGTTGGAGCATCTGGTGGTTCTGGAGGTGGAGGTGGTGGTGGTACACACACAGCAAGAGCAGGAGGAGCTGGAAATACACCTCCTACTGATCCTTCCCAAGGTACTGCTGGTGGTGCTAATAGACCAGGTGGACCTAAATATACTGCAGGAGGTGGTGGTGGAGCGACTGCTGCTGGTGGAGCAGGAGCAGCTTGTGATGCAGGAGATGGAGGTGCAGGAGCACCAAATACAATTTTAGGACCAAACACTTCATACGCTGGTGGTGGTGGAGGTGCAGCAGGATGTCAAGGTGCGTGTGCCGTATATGGTGCTGGTGGTGCTGGAGGTGGTGGTAACGGAGGAAGAGGTTCAGGCACAGCCGCACAAGCTGGGACAGTTAATACTGGTGGTGGAGGAGGTGGTGCAGAAACTATTGCTTCTACAAATACTCCAGGTGGTGCTGGCGGATCAGGTATCGTAGTTGTTAGAGGACCAAGTGCTGTTGCATTTAGTGGTGGACCTTGTGCTGCAACTACATTTTCAACTCATCCAGGTGGAGATAAAATTGCTAAATTTGTTGCTTCTGGTACATTAACTGTTGCTAGAGCATAGTAATACGCTTTACAAAGTATTATAAATATGATATAATACATAATGATTATAAAAAAAGGTGATCTCAAATGAATTTAACAAACTATTATTGGTACTTTAAATCAGCAATCCCAGAACGTGTCTGTGATGACATTGTAAAATATGGTCATCAACTTCAAGATCAAATGGCTGTGACAGGTGGATTTGGTGATGTCAAAAAATTAAATGCAAAACAAACAAAAGATTTAAAAAAGAAAAGAAACTCTGACATTGTTTGGATGAATGATAGATGGATATATAAAGAGATACAACCTTATATTCATATGGCAAATCAAAGTGCAGGTTGGAATTTTCAATGGGATCATTCTGAATCTTGTCAATTCACAAAATATAAAAAAGGTCAATACTACGATTGGCATTGTGATGGATGGGATCAACCTTATCAAAGAGAACAAGGAGATCCGTCTAATGGTAAGATAAGAAAGTTATCGGTAACGGTAACGTTATCAGACCCTAAAGATTATAAAGGTGGTGAACTAGAATTTGATTTTAGAAATCTTGATCCTGATAAGAAAAGAAATATCAAAAAATGCACAGAAATATTACCTAAAGGTTCTTTAGTAGTGTTTCCTGGTTTTGTGTGGCATAGAGTGTGTCCAGTTAAAAGTGGTGAAAGAAATAGTTTAGTTATTTGGAATCTAGGATATCCATACAAATAGGAGTATTATGAAGAAGAAAAAAACAAAAAATAAAAAGTTAAGTTTTCCTAAACAATTGACGAGAGAAGAATTATTTAAATGTCCTATATGGTTTGCAAAAGAACCTGGTTTTGTAGATAGTTTAAACAAAGCTTCTGATTCTTATATTGAAAATGCAAAGAAAAATTTAAAAAAAGATATAGATAAAAGAAATAAAAAGTTTGGTGATAAAGGTGATATGGGTCATGTATTTCATTCAACATCTTTAGTTGGAGATCCTGCATTTAAAGAATTACAAAATTATGTAGGTGCAACCTCACATAATCTATTATTAGAAATGGGTTATGATTTAAAAGACTATTCAGTATTCACAACAGAGATGTGGGTACAAGAGTTTGCTAAGAAAGGTGGTGGACATCACACATTACATACACATTGGAATGGTCATATATCAGGTTTCTACTTTTTAAAAGCAAGTGAAAAAACATCACTACCTTTATTTGAAGATCCTAGACCGGGTAATCTTATGAATAGTTTACCAGAAAAAAATAAAGAAAATGTGACTTATGCTTCAACAGCAATAAACTATAAAGTAGAACCAGGCTCAATGTTGTTTTTTCCTTCATATATGCCACATCAATACGCTGTTGATATG